GGTGCAATTACTGCACTTGTTACAGGACGTAAATTTGTATCAGTAACCTCAGCAGGTGCGACAAAGGCAGTTACACTTCCAGCAGCAGCTACAGCAAGCATTGGACAGGAGATTGATATTCAGGTAGGCGCGAACGGGTATGAGCTTCTCACCGTCGCTTCATCGAACAACACTATCAACACAGTTGACTCAGACGGTACAAATCAGTTGGACGTTGCAGCGAACACACTGCTCCGTTGTGTGCAGATCACCGCGACAGGATACGCATGTTACCAAGTAGCGGCAACCACCATCACTGTAGTAGCACCAGACAACGACTAACATATTCGTTAAAACAAAACCGCCACTTGTGCGGTTTTGTTTTGTTTCATGGTATAATATAGCGTAAGAGAAGAGCGACTCTAAACCTCTAACTGTATAGGTCAAGTTTTTTATATTTAAAAGTTCTCACTTCAATTTAAAGTGACTAAGAGCCATGTTTGTAGAAAACAATGAGGATGAAGTTGTAGTAGTTGACACTACTGGTGATGTATCAGATAACGACACAGATGATGCAAGCAATAGAGAAGATGAAGTTGCGAAGGCTACAGAAGGTGGCAAGCAACACACAGCTGAGACAGCCGAAGCAAGACGCGCCCGTATCAAGCGACAATACGAACGAGAGTTCGGTAAGCAAGGTAGTGAAGGCGGTCAAGAAAGCGGTAAAGAAGGTAGCAAAGAAGTAGGGAGTGATGAGCGTTACCAAAGACTTGAACTCAAGACTGAGGGTATCACTTCAAAGAAGGCACAAGATGTGGTGCTGGAATACGCAAAGTGGAAGGGAATTGACCCAGTAGATGCTCTCAAGTCTCCAATTGTGAAAGCGGAGATAGAGGAAATCGAAAAGAAAATATCAGTACCCGCACCATCGAAGCGTACGAACGCAGGTGCAACAGAATCGTTTGAGTATTGGGCTTCACAGGCTCGTAAGGGCAACTTCCCACGTGGTGATAGAGCCATGATGGAAAAACTCAAGAAAGCACGTATCTTCACATCTTAACTTAACACTTAAGATTTAAAATAAAATGTCAAACGTATTCGCAACAGATGTTCAGAAGCAGTTCTACATGGAAGGACTTCAGGACAATCTTCGAGACTCAGTACCAATGCTCCTCGTTTCAGAAGTAGAAACTGAAAACACAGAGTACATCGTTAATCGTTATGGTGCAGATGTTGACGCACAGTCTACAAAGAACTCTTTGTACCGACGCGCAACAGGCTTCTCATACAGTGCTGACAAAAAGTCAATCGACGAGATTGCAACAGCAACTGATGTTATCCTCTACCAAGAGTTGATGCGAGAGGGCTTTGACATCGTAGCAGACCGACAGGACAAGCACGCATATGCTCTCCGAAAGGCAATTCACCGTCACTCAGTAAACACTGCTGTACAATCAGCAGGTTCAACTCTTGACAATGAGGTGCTCGCAGGGAACACATCAGCAGGTACTCCAATAACTCTCACATCATCTAATCCAGAGAATGTAACTGCAGCGATTGTACAAATCCTTCAAGAGGAAAACGCGTATGGCGAACAAACACCATTCGTGATGATGACTCCACGTCAAGCTAAGTTCTTCAACGTCTTCGCACAAGGTGCAGGATTCTCAGTTGCAGACCGCGCGCTTACAAACGGCATCTTTACAGTAGCTGGTGGTACACGTGTTGTACGTGGTGCTCAGAACTTTGGTGGACTCGATGTTATCGTTACTAACGAAATGCCACGTGCTGTTGTGCTCACCTTCGCAGATGAGACTGACGAGACTGACACTATCGTTATCAAGGTTGGTGCAGATACCGTTACACTTACCTGTGACGCTTCACCAGACGGTGCAGGAGACTACGATCAGGGCGCAAGCGCAGCAGAGACTATTGAAGCTGCAGTTGCTCTTATCAACAACTCAGAGGGTACTCTCGCGTCTACTATTTCCGCAACAGGTGAGTATTACGAACTTTCAGCAGCAAACCGCGCTATCTTTGACCGCGCATATGTACGTGCTCGAAAGCTCACTTCTACCACTATGGAAATTACTGCCTTCGAGAAACTCGTTGTCACTGAGACTGGTGATGAGGTAACCGTTGGAACTCACAAGGAGTACATGCTCGCAGGTGCTTACAACGCTGTAACTGTAGCTCTTCCAACGAAGGGTATGCGTTCAGACGAGAAGCCACTTGCTGCAGCAGTTGGTGGAACAGGTACACACGGATTTGAACTCACAACGCTTCAGATGCATGATGCAGTTGTGTGGACAAACAATGCAGGAAAGCTCGTAGCAGTTCCTTGCGTCTAACCTATACAGGTTTAACCTAGACAGGTTTAACCTAGACACTCAGCCTTTACGGGCTGAGTAGGGGACAGTCGCTCTCTGTCTCCTACTTAGCCCATAAAAACACCATGCAACAATACACAGTACAAACACTCATTGACTACGCAAAAGACCTTAGTGGGCAAACGAATGTGCCTACTGATAAGGTTATTCGCGCACTCAACTTCGGTGTAGACCACCTCTCAGTCATAAAACTCATGGCAGGGAGTAAAACAAACCCTGATAGTTCAAATAACACAGACCTTTCCCGAACAAGCGTGACTACGAGTGCGACAACTCTTTCTTTGAGCGGTGGCGACCTAGATGAGGGTGAGGCGTTGACGTTTAGACATGTGGAAGTGCTCATGGGTGACGTGTATACACGGCTTATTCCTATAGACTCACGTGATGCAGACTACGAATACCTACAAGCGTCATCCGGTGAGCCGACACACTTTGATATTGAGGGTAATATCATCCGTCTTCTTCCTATTCCAAACGCTTCATACACATACAGGCTCTCATATGGTCGTGTACACCCACGTTTCAGTGCAAGTAATCTCACACAAGCAACAGGACTTCTCCCTAATGAGGAGGAATATGTAGCACTTTTCGCTGCAGACAGGCTTATGATAGGCACGAACGACCCATCACGGGTGCAGGTACGCAATGAATTGACCGTAAAGGCTGACGAGATTAAGAAAATGACCGCGTTACGTGACCAGAGTGTGTCAAAGCGGTTAAAACCAAGCGTCAATAACGTATTTAGATTTAATAGTTTCAAAAGATAACATATGGCATCGGCTTATTACAACAATTATCACGAACAACTAGGCAAAGGTGGCGTAAACTACACGACTGATACCTTTAAACTGATGCTTGTCACCACAGCGTACACACTTGACGTTGATACTCAGGCGTATCGTGCAGATATTACAGGGGAAGCAACAGGGGCTGGCTACAGCGCAGGTGGACAAGCTGTGGGGAGCGTGACATGGACACAGGATAACACAGGGAATAGAGCAGTATTAGACTTTGCTGACGAGACATTCAGTGCAGTCACACTCACGAACGTAAAAGGAGCGATTCTATACAAAGATACGGGAAACAGTGCGACAGACCTTCTTATCGCGTACATAGAGTTCGCAGAAGGTGCTCAGAGTACTGTCGCAAATGATTTTATTGTACAACCAAGCGCATCGGGAGTTCTAACTAATGGATAATGGCATTTCCAGTCATACAAGCGTCGAATGTATCGAAGACGAATGGTGCAAGTAGCCATACGGCGAGCTTGCCTGCGAGTATTGTAGCAGGTGAGTTTCTTGTTTTATTTTTCACCTGTGATAGTAGCGCAACAATCACCACACCGTCGGGATGGACGAGTGTAAAGGACTACTCCAATGGCTCACGTCGTCTTGCTATGTTTACTAAGACGGCGACAGGCTCAGAGGGTGCAACGGTAGCTGTCACGACAAGTGGTACGACAGACTCAGTGCATGCATCATACCGTGTGTCAACGAATAACTACACTGTCACTGTATCTTCAGGAGCAAATGGGAGTCCGTCTGACAATACTCCAGACCCCGATACACTGACAAATGGTGCGTATGGGAAGTGTGTATGGTTCGCCGTCTGCGGTGCGGGCGCTAACGTAACTGCATATCCGACAAACTACAACACAAATACAAGAACAGAGACACAAGACTCTTTCAGCCTTGGTGTTGGTACTCGTTCAACGGAAACAGATGTTCAGAATCCAAGTGCTTTTACAACAAGTGGCAATACTGCGTGGGTTGCCTTCACTGCTTCTCTTGCACCACAAACACCGTATATTGGCTCATTTTCGCTCCTTACCATGGCTTCCACAATCTTCAGTATTGGCATCTCATATGGTGCGACAGCGACGACAACACTCCTTACCATGGCTTCACAGATATTTACTCCAACGACCAAAACAACAAACAAAACAAACTGGCAAAACGAAACCAAACCAACAACATCGTGGACTAACGAACAACTATAATGACACCACAGGAAAAAAAAGAATTTGAGGAGTTGAAAAGGACAGTGCTTGCGCTACGCTCGGTGACTGATGTTCCATTCATTGAGTCAATGCGACGCAGGCTTGACGTGGACAGTGCGGTGAGATTGGGTATAAACCGCGCGAGTATAAACGACTTCTTGGATGTGGAAATAACATCACCATCTAATGGGCAGGTGTTGAAATACACAACAACAGGAACTGATAGGTGGGTTAATGGAACCGATAATGTTGCATAGCATATGAGTATCTTCACTATTCCAGACAGTGTAAACAGAATACGACAACTCGCTGATACCGATGTCGAGGGAGAGCTTGTTGAGTCTTTCTCTATTGACCTCACCTCTCGTGGCAAGATTAAACCAAGCAAGAAGCTCGTAAAGGTATTGGACAAGACAGATATAAGCAACGGTGTTCCGCAGGCGCTTGCTATTTATGATGACAAGTACTGGCTCGCGACTGATGATGATGTGTATTTCTGCTCAGTGAACAATGATCCAACAGTGCTTGCTAATTGGACACTTGAGACTGATATTTCAGGTACAGGGCTTTCGTTCCAGACTGACATGGAGGTGTTTGGTGGCCTTCTCCTTATCTCAGCATCCACTGACATCACCTCATGGAACGGCTCTGTAGACGACACAGACTGGTGGGATAACACTATCTCAGGAAGCGCACTCACGACAGGGAAGCCACATATTATGCACGTGCATAGAGGTGGACAGGAGACACTCTTTGTCACTGACGGTAACCTCATTCGATACTACAACACTACAGCCTTTCACTCTACCGTCACACTACAATCAGACCTTACCGCATGTTGTGTGTCTTCAGGTGTCTCTGCTATATGGGTAGGGACATATGTAGAGGGTTCGTCTAACGCATACGTGTATGAGATATACGTTGGTGAGCAGATAGACGGTGTGACAGTTGCGAGAAACGCATACAAGGTGGAGGGACGCGCTGTGCTCTCTATTCAGGTTATTGATAATGTCCCCTACATCATCACAGAGAAAGGAAACCTACAGGCGTTTAACGGCTCAGGGTTCACTACTATTGCACAACTGCCTTTTGCAAACACTGAGGATGTATTAAAAGGTGTCACTCCAGGACTCATACAGGACAGCAATACCGCGCGACCTGTACACCCAAAAGGGATGCAAACGAACAATAACTCTCTTTACATAAACATAAACACAGAAATGGTTGGTGGAAAGTACCCTACTGCTACCCCTTCAGGAGTGTGGGAATACAATACAAAAACAGGCGTATTGAACCATAGATTTGCCTTCAGTGAGACAGCAACACGGAAGGGTGGGAAGATTATGGGTTCATCCGGACCGATACTAGTGCTTGATAACGAGGACACGCTCATGCTCGCGTGTGGTGGGCTTTACGACGGCAATACGGGACTTTATGCAGTATCGAATACAGCAGACCCATACGGGTATTTTGTGACTCGTGAGATTGCTTCTGGGACGGTAACAGACACGTATGAAGCGATATATCTCAAAGCGTCTAAGGTGACGGGTTCTGACACTATAGACACGGCATATAGGATTGTGAAGATAGACAAACTCCCAGCTACGGGTGCATGGACGGACACGAAGAGTATTAACCTCACTGGCATTGTTTCTGTGTCGGTAGGTGATGAAATGACGATACTGACAGGGACGAATACAGGCTCTACAGCATACGTGACTGAGGTGACCACAACCGCGACACTTACCGTTGTGACACTTGATACTGCTATAGGAACCATTGGAGAGACACAAGAGGTTGAGTTTCAGAATTGGACGAAGCTCAGTGGACAGTACACCGTGAGTGATGGAGAGTTTAAGAAGATAGGTGTCGGACAAACGAATCCATGGATACAGTACAAAGTTGTGATGAACGGAGAGCTTGAGTTTCGACAGTTCATCTCAAAAGGGAACAGTAAGAATGAGCTATAATCGTGTTATAATATAAGTATCATGCAACCTACACCAGAAGAACTCAAAGCGCAACTTGACCAAGCACAGGTTGCGCTCAACGCAAAGAAGGGTATCCAACCCACTGTCTCTGCAGATGAAATTGCAAATCCACCAGCGAAGGTTACACCGCCTGTGCCACGAGTGAATACAAACGACGGCTCACGTACTACAGGGCTTGTGGGGAATGTTGCAGACAACACACAAGGTATTTTGGGGGCAGAATTGGAAACTCGTAAGAAAGCAGATGAAATAAACGCTCTTCTTGGTACACAGACGTTTGATGGCGCATCACAGCGTGAGCAATACGGACAACAGTATGGGTTACCGGACAACCTCTCACGACTTACTGATATTCAAACACAACTTGCAAGGCGCAACACTGACTCAGGCATAACAAAGACACGCATTGCAGGTTCTGCAGGGCAGACAATGAATCAGGGACAGCGTGAGATAACGCAGGAAGACAGGGAGGCAAGTATTCGTGACGCAGGATTGGCGGCAGAGGCATCTATTTTATCCAACAACATTGAGACTGCAACAAAAATCGTGAATAGTGCAATGTCTGATTACTATGCTGATAGGCAGCTTGAGAATCAAAATAAAATACAGCAACTCGAGTATTATAGTGGGATAGCGGATGAGCAGACGAAGCAATTGTTAGATAAAGAGAAAAGAGCATACGAAGCAGATCAAAAGAAAGTAGAAAGGACACTCGATGCAGTAGATACAGCAGTAACGTCAGGAGCAGCGTCACCAGAAGAAATACGGTTACTTACAGACCCTACAACGAGTGACGATGAGCGTATCGGATTAGCGCAAGCGATAACGGGGAGGGCATCTAAAAACCTGTACGATGCAGAACTCTATGGAAAATATCTATCAAACGCAGTAAAACAAAAAGAGATCGATGCTCTTAACGAGCCAGTAGACACAACCGTAATTCCACCAGAAACACTCAAAACAGTAAAAGGTCTTACAGATGGACAGCGCACAACAATTACGGATTCACGGGAAACCATTAACGAAGTAAACCGCATGATTGCACTTGTTGAAACGGCAGGAGATATGACACTTCTTACAAAAGCAACACCAGAAGGACGTGAGTTTTTACAACTTAGACAGAATGTTGTTGATAAACTTGCTCGAAAGCGAACTGGCGCAGTTGTTGGTGTTGAAGAAGAAAATACATTTAAAGATATACTTGGTGTTGGGTGGTTTGACTTAATTGCAAAAGATGATGATGAGATATTAAAGGGATTGAAAAAATTTAGAGTACCTCACGAAGAAGCAATTAACCTTAATGACCCAACTGGTGAAGTGCGTAATTTTCTCGATTCATCAAAAGTATCTGAAGATGACGAAGAAATAAATGCTGTTTGGGGTATTTCCTCTTCAACACCAGCGACTCCAGTTAGTAGTTATTTTAATAAATAATATGGCATTAACAGATACAGAGAGAGAAATTGTGCAGTGGGGGAAAGATAACGGTAAGTCTCTTACTGATACGAAGGCTGCACTTGCTCGATACCGTAATGAGCAAGCGGTAAAACCAGTCAATGCTCCAATGGCGAAAGAAAAGACTGGTGGGTTCCTAAAAAAGACTGGTGATGTTCTTGGCTCTGTTTTTGGCGGTAAAAAGATTGGAGAAGTTATTGGGACTGAAATTGCAAAAGGAACTTTTGGCGATACAATACAAAAAGCAGTTGTTGGAAGAGATATGACACCGGAAGAGGAGGCTGGTATCTCAAGAGATGTAACAGGTATGCAGGTTGCAGGAGATGTTGCAAAAATTGCGTCGAACTTCTTACCAGTTGGAAAAATAGCAGGTATCGCGCAGAAGGGGCTTAGTACTATTGGTTTAGGTAAGGTGGCACCTTACCTCGGTAAAGTTATCGCCGGTGGCACTACAGGTGCGGCAATGGATGTAAGTACGCAAATATCGGAAGGGCAAACACCAGAACTTGGTATGGGTACATACCTTGGGGCGGGTATACCAGCATTGAGTCCTGTCGTTGGAGCGATTGCACGAGCAAGCGGAAAGATGGCGGGCAGAGTCGCAACAGAAGTGACTGGTGCTCTTACTGGTACAAGTCAGGAAACCGTGGAACAGGCGTTTCTTGCAGCAAAAAAGGGAGGTAAGGACTTGGATACACTAACTGCGTCAATGAGAGGAAAAACGACACCAGAACAACTCGTGAACACAATGCGTGAAAACGTGTCTCTTGTTGCTCAGAATAGGTCGCAACTTTTTGCAGAAACACTCAATGAGTTGGGCGATAGCGTAGTAAAGACACAACCGGCAAAAGATAATTTCCGCAAAACGATTGAGTCAGTAGGCATTGTTGTTAAAGATGATGGTACTCTTGATTTTGCAAATAACAAATTACGAAACGTATCGCAGGCGCAAGCGAAAATAAACAAGGCATGGGCAGAGGTAATTAATATGCCTGAAACACTTTCTCTAAAAGACCTCGATACTACACGACAGGCGGTAAAAGCAATCTCATCTATCGCGGGTGATGAGCCTTCAGCAAACCTCGGTAATATGCTCATTGAAGACGCTACACGCTCCGTTCGTCTTGCAGGTGAGCAAGTGGATGGGTACGGTAAAATGCTTGATAACTTTGGAGAGACAAATGAGTTTCTTGGTGAATTAAGTCGTGGACTTTCTTCGGGTGAAAAAGCAACAGTAGACCAAGCGTATCGTCGTATTGCAACGACACTCAAAACAAATAACGAGCAACGAATGGCACTTGTAAAAGAACTCGATGAGGCGACAGGGGGCGCGTTACTTGCAGACATTTCGGGACAGCAACTTAGTGAGGTATTACCACGAGGGATATTCCGTCAGATTAGTGCAGGAATCGCAGGAGGTGCGGCAATTACTGGTTCAGTTTCGCCAGCATTGTTGCCGTCACTTGTATTAGCATCACCTCGCGTTGTTGGGGAGGTCGCACGTTCTTTAGGAATAGGCGCTGCAAAAGCAGATGCGCTTATTGATGCTATTGCAGAAGCACGCTCAGTCCTTATTAAGGCGGGAGCGATTACTGGAGCACAAATCGACAATGCCAGCGATAATTCCGTAGAAAATAGTACCGAGTAGCCACCAGAACATTAGTGTGAGTATGATATTCATATACTCCAACCATACCCCCACAATAAAAATACGTCAATACACTCACTATGGATAACCTCTCTCATGGTATAATAGCAACTAAATATGGATAATAACAAACTCATACGCAAGCTATACGCTTTTCGTCAAGACCCTGAACTTTACAAGGCACCAAGTAATGAAGATTTAGCTGACTTAGTTATTCTCGTACTCAATGCAGTCAAGAAAATAGAGGACGCTGTAGAAACAAAGAGAGTGGATATTGAAGCAAAGTACGACAAGCAAGCGAAAGACGTACTCTCTAGTGCTCAAAGAGAGAACGTACAACTCCTTGAGCGAGTGCGTAAAGAGGTGAATGACCTTATCTCACGTGGAGATGAGGTGATGAACCAGACCACAACAAAACTAGAATCACAAGTAGAGCAAGCGGTTGCGAACCTTCGCAATGGTGAGAACGGTATTGTGACAGAGCAAGAGATACAACGTGCGGCTGAGGTGGCACTCTCAATGCTTGAGCTACCGGACTTTGATGCGCTCGTCATGGCACAACTTACCTCTAATGGTAACGCTATTCGTGACGCGCTTGAGCTTCTTTCAGGCGATGACAGATACAAGGTACAAGTAGCAGACGTTGAAGGGCTTGCAGATGCACTGAACCAGCTCGCTGTGATTCGTACTGCAAACGGAGGTACAATTGGAAAACAACAGGTATATGGATTCATACGACAGGCGATAGCAGATGGCACGATAACGACAGGAGGTGCTTCGACACTCGATGAGCTTACGGATGTTGATACCACTGGTGCGCTTTTAAATGATGTGTTGACGTTTGATGGTACTGATTGGGTTCCTGCAGCGGCTCCAGGAGCCGGTGGTGGTGAGGCTAACACAGTGTCAAATCTAGGTACTGGCGAAGGTGTATATAGTGCGAAGGTGGGTGTTGATTTGAAACTCAAGTCAATCAAAGCAGGGACGAATGTCACACTCTCTAGTGACGCGAATGAGGTTACGGTAAACGCCACCTCACAAACAGAAAACAGTTACACCACTACAGAGAAGAATAAACTTACAGGTATTGAGGCTGGTGCAGAGGTGAACAATATTTCAGATGCAAATGCAACGGATCTAACAGATGGTGGTAATACCACGTTACATACACACTCGATTTACGAACCTGC